ACGCGTTTTACGTGTCGCAAGAGGTTGCCGCCTGCGCAGCGATAACTTTTTTCGGTGTTTTTACGCCGCGCTGTTTTGATCCCCAGCGCCCAACTGGTCTTCTGCAAAACGCTGCTGAACCTTCACAAACTCGACCAGATGCGCCCGTAAAAAGTCGTGCTGACGCTGCGGTAGATCGCCCGCGCGGTTGTTGAGGTAGTAAGCGATTACCGGCTCAGCGGCAATAACGGCGGCATTGCCGCTATTGCTAGGCTTAACTTCTGCCGTTGGCTTGTCTTCTGCGGCCGCTGCATTAGGAGCCGGTTTTTCAACGACCGATGGCGCGTCAACAATTACCGGCTTTTCTGCCGCCGGAACTTCTTTAACCAGTTCTGGCGTTGCTTCTACAACAGGCGCTGCTGCTGCACGCAATGCCTCAATCTCCTGGCGCTGGCGATCGAGCTCAATACGCTGGGCTTCTAGTTGGGCACGCTCTGCAGCCACACGCTCGGCTTCGGCCTCTGCCGCCTGTTTTGCGTTCAGCGTTTCTTTGATGCGCTGAATTGCCAAACCTCGAGCTTCTGCAGCGTCTCCGTGAAACTCGCCGTACGATGCATCAATTTCGGTGGCGCTCACCCGGTCAAGGATCTCCTGAACTTCAGTCGCCTTAGCCTCTGGTTTCATAGCGTTTGACGCAAAGCTAGCAAACGTGTCGATTTTTGTCCGGATGGCTTGAATGCGGTGGCGCTCCGCCGCTTCTTTGGCCTCCTTTTCGGCCTTCTCCTTAGCATCGAATCCATCGCGCAGCGCCATCAGGCGCGTTTCTTCTGGCTCAATCAGCGCAACCAACCGGTTTTCTTCGGCGACACACGCTTTGCTGAAATTGTTGGCGTCATCCCGTGCCGCTTTGCCGAGTTTTTCAATCCCGATACGCGTGTTTTTGGCAACCATATAAGCGGCATGGCACTGGGCGCGGCCGTCTTTGTTGGTGATGGCGACAATGTCCTTTGTGCTTTCAGCCAGCTCGGTAAGCTCCAGCGCCAACTTGCCGGATTGCAGCGCAATTGCGGCGCGCTCAGTGACGCTTAGCGCGGCGACTTCTTTTTTTGTGATGGTGTTCATGCGACGATCCTCCAAAGTTTTTCGATTAGCTGCTGAGCCTCTGCCTCGGCTTCGAGAACAGCTTGTTCAATTCGTTTAATGTGATTTTCATCGCGGTGGATGCGGATCTTGAGCAATTGGAATTCTGGTGCTTGACGCGGGTCAAATGAGACAAAATCGATCCACTCGCGCTCAGTTACCCATAGAAATCCCTGGCACTGCGGCTTGTATTCATCAGGCACGCCATCAATGAAACGCTGAAGGTGGATGATGCTGTCCTTTGGGCACTTCATTTCTAGCCCGCCGTTTGCGTCCACCAGTCCGTCGGGCGAGCATCCGGTAAACGGATACTTGGGGTGAGTGATGAATTCGGACTGGACAACAGTAAATCCGGTGTCTAATTCGTAGGCTTCGCGGGCGGCTGGCTCCATGTCCTGACCCCAGCGTAATGCGTATCCGGTTGCGCCTTCCAGCGGCGTTCCAGAGATTCTCTCGGTAACCACTTGCCAGACGCAGTTGTAATACGCAGCAAGTTTGTCGCCGGTCTTCTTGTTGCGTGCTGTGACGTCAACAAAACGGCTACCGGTAAACTTTCCCGACCGGTCGTTAAACCATTTTTCTGTACGCTGCAGGTCGTCAGACATTTTTCACCTCTGCTTTTTTGGCTTCGGCTTTTTCGCCTTCGATGATTGACTGATCCGATTTGGCGGCGACTGCGCGAAGACGCTCTAGGTCGCTATCAATCGTGTCCAGTTGTGCTTTGTTAAGCATCCCGATTTTTCCGTTCAGGGACTCAAGCCCCTCTTTGGCGGCAATAGATTCCAGCTTTGGAAGAAGTTCGGCGCGAACCTTGGCCTTGCGTTCTTCCAGAGCTTTGGCAGCCACATCGGCGCCGGCCGGACGCGCTGCCGCCTGCGTTGAAAACTCAATGCCTTCGTCCATATCCACGTTTAGGTAATGGATGGCTTTGTTAAGTCGCTCATTCTTCGGCCACATCTTAGATGCGCGCTTGACGACTGTTTTCTTGGCCATCTCACCTGGATCAGTGACCCACGGGCATGAACGTTTGTCCTTGAGCCATGCTTTCCATGCCGTTGAGCGGTCGCGGATAGCATTGATTTCATCAATGCTCATGGCGTCACATAGGTATTCTCCGGTCGGTGTTTTGACAACCACGTACGCGCCGATGACGGCGCCGCGATCTTTGGCAAACGGGTTGAATTTGTGGCTCGGCATGGTGCCGGGCTCGCCCATCTGGAAATTGTCGCTTTCGTACACCAGCTCCGACTTTGCCCAAACGATCGACCCGGATTGCGTGGCAAGGTCCACTAGCCCAATATAGCTAATGTCCAGACAAACCTTGCTGTCGCGCGGGACTAGATAGGCTTGTTTGCGCGCCGGGTTCAACGAGACGCCGATGGCGGCAACGTTGGTGACTGCGTTAATCACCGACTGTTTATTATTCATGGCTACCTTGAGCAGGTAGTCATTGCCTTCCAATTGCTGTACTGCGAAACCGGCTTCGGCTTCAAAGTTCAGCGAGTTATTGGTGAGGCGCGACTGGAATGTGTCGCGTAGGGCGTAGATTTCGTCTTTAACAACGGTTAAGTTGCTCATTTGCTTTCCTTTTCTGGCCTGACTCTGAGGCCGCATGAGGTTTGCTTGGTGCTTATAGGTAACCGGCCCTAAATGCTCGATTCAGGCGCGCCGATTCTTCTTGCAGTTCGTCGCTTGGGTATAGCTGGCTGTCGTCATTGGTATTTGGTTTGGCTGTGCTTTCGTCAACAAATACCTCTTTGGCGACTACCGGTTTGCCATCAACAATTTTGATGATCTTGACTGTTGCCACCGTTTTCCCCTGGGAATAGCTTGCGCCGTTCGCTTTCGGCAGCCATGGCCTCAGCCATGACGAACGTCAGCTTGGCAAGCACGTTGATTTCGTAACCACCTCGACCAAAACGACAATCTAGATCTTGCTTGGCCAGCGGCATTGCGGCTACGGCGAATGTGTCAATATCTGCCATCGTTAGCCGCCTAGCTTCCAATTGAAGAGGTTGGCGGCAATCGGCAGACATGTTGCTATGACGACCATGCAGATTAGGACTATTCGATCAGCCTTATCTGCGTTACGCGGCTTTTTATGAGCGAGCAGGGCAGACTGCAACCTGATGCCGTCTCGCGTCATTACTTGTTTACGGAAGTTGACGTAGTGACATCCGATCATCATCTTGCCTGTGTGGTACGGCGTTATGACTCGTTCGATTTGTTTTGTGTATTTCATGCTAAGCCTCCAGTTGTTCTGGTTGAACAGGAGAGGCGACTGCATGTCAGATGCACATGACCCGGATTGTCTGTACCGCTGAAGGAAGCAGCCGCCTCTCCTGTGCGCCCTCGCTAGAAGGCGCTCAGTGCCGGTCGAATCCCGGCTGTATCTCCAGGCAATTGCCTGGCGGCTTCTCGGCTCCGAATCTCCGTTTCGATTCATCTGAGCGTCACCGTTCTTTAGCGTCGGCTGCTGGCCTCTATTACCCTCGACGGCTTGGGGGAGCGTTGGACCTTGCTGCGCTCCGCAGTTACTGCCTTGGAACGCATTACACCAAACGGTGTACGCCGTGTCAACCCCAAACGGTGACATTTTTTCAAATTATTTTCACTAGCCGGTGACAACCAGCGATTAGGACGAAAAAAAACCGCGAATTGATCGCGGTTTTTCATACAACGTTTACTGTTAGAAGTTTTTTAATGTTTTTAAGGTTGTAAATATGATCGTCCAGGAACTAAGACCGTTTTGCGCGCTTGAGTTAATTATGCGCAAGTTGCTTGCCGAGGCGAGGGCTGGAAGCCTAGTTGAGGTCCGCGTTACCGTCGGCCGAGCCGATGGTCATGTTGAGCACTTCGTGATTGAAAGAGACGGCCTACAGAAACCGAACGTATTTGCTGCGTAAGGCTAGGCTTCTCGAGCTTCTCTGGTCTCTTCGCTACGGATTTTCTGCACAGACTGTGTAATCTCTTGAATGTCTACAAGGCCGTTGGCTAGGTTCATTACCTTGGCGCGATCTTCAGGTGATAGTTTTTTGAGCTGCCCGATCAAGTTTCTTTCTTCTTCGGTCAGACCGTCGGAGTTGGATTCTTCAGAATCAAACCATCCATTTGTCAGGCCGAGCATCTCGCAAAAATGTGCGGCAACCTTCTCGCCAAAGCTTTTGCGCCCTTTAAGCATGTCCACGATCTGCTGAGATGAACGCTTGACGCGGCGGGCGAATTCCGAGGTGTTGCTGCCGCACTCCTGGTCAATGTAGAGCTGCAGCCTATTGCGGCGGGTTGTTTTTTTGTCCATGCGCTGATTAGACCAACCTCACCCCTTATGGAGAAGTCCCCATAAGGTGACAATCCAATGTTGCAACTGTCACCGTTCGGTGTATAGTTCGCACCATGAACAAGTTAAAAGACTACCTGATGCGCATGACGGTCCCAGAACGTTCGGCATTCGCGCAGTCATGCGGGACAACGCTCAAGCACATGATGAATGTTGCCTACGGTCAGCGTAGCTGCGGCGAGGGTCTGGCGCTTCACATCCAGAAAAATACCTCCGGCGAACTAACCGTCAAAGATTTGCGCCCGACTTTTGCTAGCCAGCTGGCTGATGCTGGGTACGTACTACATAGCGAGGCGGCGTGATGCCTCAAATAGGTTCCATGCTGTTGTCTCCATCGCCTGCCTCCGCAGGATTTGGCCGTAGTTCACTGGTTGTGAGCTGCGGCTATTTTTTTGTGAGACGCAAAACGGAGTGTTTCGTCTAGCCAAAAGACAAAAAAATGCCGCGACCTTTGGTGCCCTGGCAGGCGGTCGCGGCGAGACTTAGCGAGGTCTACTGTGGCACAAATTAAATACTTGCACAAGCAGGAAAGAAAAAACGGGGCAACCCGCCGATTCTTTGGCAAGGCAGGAATGGTGTCGATATGAGCGTTCGAGAATCAAGCCTTTCCGCTTATCACGATCTTCGCGACACCGGAAAGCTCGGCAAGCAGGCGCAGATAATCTTGCGCGCCATGAAGGCCGGGAGAGACTACTCGTTACAGGAACTGAGCCGTCTTACTGGTATCGCCATCAATGCCGTCAGCGGTCGTTGTAACGATATGAAAAAGCTCGGCGCTATTGCTGAAGCCAACGCCAGAAAGTGCTCAATAACCGGGCGCACTGTTCACCCTGTTTGCCTGCCTGGCGTTCAAAGGAGTCTGTTTTGAGCAAGCCAGACACATGGATGCCTCTGTACATGGGCGACTATTTCGCCGACACGATGCACCTGACTACAGAAGAGCATGGCGCCTATTTGCTCATGCTGATGACCGCATGGAATCGCGGCGGCAAGTTGCCGAATAATGATGGTCAGTTGGCGCTAATCTGTCGTTGCGACCGCAAGAAGTGGAACAGTTTGAAGAAGGTTGTGCTGTCGTTCTTCGAGGTGGTCGGTGATTTTATTGTCCAGCAACGCTTGCTTGCTGAGTACGACCGAGCCGTCAAGATCAATGAAAAACAGAAAGCCAACGGCTCGAAAGGTGGTCGGCCAAAGAAAAGCCAGATCGAACCAGGTTACGACGAAATACCTATTCCAGAATCAAACCCAGATGAAACCCAAAATAAACCCATGGGTTATTTTTGGGATAGGCCAAACCATAACCCAAACGAAACACCTTCACCTTCACCTTCACAGTTAAAACCATCTGATGAAGAGAGCGCTTTAGGTAGATCACCGCCCGCGACTTCTGCAGGCTCCGTCTGCTCGCGCTTGAGGCGACTTGGAATCACTGGCGTCAATCCTAGCCACCCGAAGCTTTTGGCTTTGCTGCAAGCAGGGATCTGCGAGAACGAACTTACCGGCATAGCCGAGGAACCGCAGGCAAAGGGCAAGGGCATGGCGTGGCTTCTGGCAACGGCCGAGGGGCGGAGACGTGATGCCGTTATCGAAAGCCTACCAGGGAAACGACCGCCACCGAACGGGCAGAGGATGACGCGAAACGGTGCGGCTTTTGCTTCGTACACGACGATTTTTCCCGTAGCGACAACGAACAACGAGGATGAAAATGGACGCACGATCGATGCTACGCCGCGACTGGGTTGAACGGATTTTTGCGCGCTTGCATGGCGTTTACGGCGCGCAGTTTACGGCGAAATACGCGACCGGAACGCGGATCAATCCGAACGACGCTGCTGATGCCAGAGACGTCGGCATGGAAGCAGCAATTGCTGCATGGCAGACCGAGCTTGCCGGGTTTACGGATGATTCGGTTGCGATTGGATATGCGCTGGAAAATCTTGATTCAAACTATCCGCCGAACGCCAAGCAGTTCGCGGAACTGTGCCGCCGGTCTCCAAAGCCAGTTGTCCAACGAATCGAGGGCCCGAAGCCTGACCCAGAGCGGCTGAAGCAGGTGACGCGTGATGCAAAAACCGCCACGACAGGCTTTATCGATGATGGCATGAACTGGGCTCGCCGACCGGTGTCGAAAATTGCTATGGACGCTGTTTTGCAGCTTGAGCAACGAGGCGAAACGGCGTTTATACAGATCGTCGGCGAGCTTCGCGGAGCCGGTCACCTGGATGGCAACAGGCCCGTCCGGCTGTGGAGCGCTGGTTCAAGAACGTGGGTTCCTGCATGACGGTCTATCGCGAATTTCGACTGGACGGGTCAAGTTCGTGGCCGCCCGTAGTGGCGTTTATTCGCCAGCACGCGGCGGACTGTATCAGCCGCAATTCTCCGCTGCGATTGATCGTCACTGAGGAGGAAAAGCGGCGCACCAACGAGCAGAACAGGTTTTTCCACGGCCCGATACTTGACGCCATATGCAGTCAAGCGTGGTGGGGCGGAAAGACTTACAGCAAAGAGTTTTGGAAGGAATACTTCCGTCGGCGTTACCTGCTCAAGGACGAGATACCGACCCCGGACGGTGAGGTGATTCAGCTTTACTGGTCAACCGCTGATCTTTCGTCTAAGCAGTTCACCGAATTTCTGGACCGCGTGATGTCTGAGGCTGCGGCCGAGTGGGGGGTGGAATTTGATGCCTTCGCGTGACGAATCCAAGTACATGGCCGCAGTAGCCGATATGGGCTGCATTCTCTGCCGCTTGCTGCGCTATGGAAAGACGCCGGCCGAGGTTCATCATCCGCGCACCGGAACCGGCATGGGTAAACGCGGATCGAATATGGAGGCCATACCGCTCTGCCTGGAACACCATCGCGGCAATACCGGATTGCATGGCATGGGTAGAAAAGCATTTGAGCGGCACTACGGCATTACGGAGCGTGAACTGGTTGAAAAGACAAAAGCCGAATTCGAGCGAAAAAAAGGATTGGAGCTGTAAATGTCCGCAATGCTCAGAATTTCCGAGTCCGACTTACAGCGAATCATGGCGCGAAGAAACCGAGGCCATGTACCTGTTACGCCTACCAAAAAAACAGTTGCGGGAGGCGTACCTGAACAAGGTCGAGGAAAGGCGCGGCAAAGCTTCAAGAGATCGACTAGACCGTGTGGCAATGGAGCTTTACAGAAAGCTTGCGAACCAAAACAAGTAACGCTGTCGTTGCCTTACCCGGTCTCTGCGAATCGATATTGGCGTGCCAACAGCAAGACGGGTGCCGTTTACCTGAGCGCGGAAGCCAAGGCATACAAGCGACAGGTGCGCGCCATCGCTATCGCATCGGGCGCATTGAACCCGATGACTTGCTTGGTCAATGTTGAAGTCGCGTTTCATGCGCGAATGAACAAGAGCGGCGCCGAGAGCGGGGTTGTTTTGGACATCGACAACGTGAACAAGGTGCTGCTGGATTCCATGAATAACCTGATTTATGTCGATGACAAGCAGGTCCGGCGTTACCTAATTGAGTTTGGCGACCCGATTGTTGGCGGCGGCCTGACCGTCACTGTTTCTCCAAGGATGGCGCCATGAGCAATGAAATTCTGGATATGGAACGAGTAGAACGCGAGAGCGTTGTTGAGGCGAGCGAATCGCAACAGGAAGGCGATGCGCGTGGCGATTGCGATATTTGCGGTGCCTGGTGCGGAAGCCTGGTGCGCGGCGTCTGTCGGCACTGTCAGAAAAGGTACGGATTGGAATAGGCAACCAGAGGTGGCGCTATGGAAATCAAGTATTTCAGCATTGATGCATTGCCAGGCAGGTATTTCAACTGCGAGCGGTTATCAGGAACGATGACCGATGCAAGCTGTGCTGCCCAGTTCAGGAAGCACAAAGGCGGTTCGTCAAAATGCAGTGATTGCGAGACCGGTGCGCTACACGCGGGCGAGAGAATCGTTCATGCGCTACCAGAACGATTTTGTCCGCGCTGCGGCGGAACTGACAAGCGGTTGATCTACGGGAACATCTGCATCAGCTGCTACAACCGTGGGCGCGAACTGATGGCCGGCAAGAATGCTAAAGGTGCATTCCCGAAGCACGCGAGGTCTTTCAGGCGCGCCACTGTGTTTGTGCCTGGTCTAGGTGCCAGAACCATGGACCGGGTTGTTGATGTGGCCGAGGCGATTCTGACCGTATTGCGCGGCAACCCAGTTGCCCGTGTTCGCCCTGTGCTGGAGCCGCCACCTATCCGGCAAATGTCGCTGTTTCCGGAGTGGTTATGAAACTTGGGCCGATTGATCATCTTTGCCGCTTTTGCGGCATTGGCCGTCTTGAGGTCAAGGACGGCGGTAACGGTAAGCGCGCCATCTGGTGCCCCAATTGCGAACAAGAGGCCGATGGCGGCCATGAAAAGCTCTGTTTTTGCGGCCACCGGTTTCCGAGCGGCGCTAAGTCTTACCTGAAGTGCTTAAAGAATCCGGATCGCACACCTGAGAACCCGCACGCGGTGGTCGTCATTCTCGATGAGAGCGCTGTCGTGAAACGACACTGTGTAAGTAAGCCGAAGCGCGACCCGGGCGCCGATTCATTGGATTTATTTGAGGATGATGAGCTGTGAGCAACCTGAATGAGCAGAACTGGCCAGCCAATAACGTCGAACGGTGGGCGATTGAGCGCCTGGTTCCGTATGCCAGAAACGCTAGAACCCACACTGACCAGCAAGTTGACCAGGTCGCGGCGTCAATGCGCGAATGGGGCTGGACCAATCCTGTGCTGTGCGACGAGGACGGGATGATCATTGCCGGCCATTGTCGAGTCATGGCGGCGCACAAGCTTGGCGTACGCGACGTTCCGGTGATGGTCGCGCGCGGCTGGACGGATGCGCAGAAGCGAGCCTATGTGCTGGCTGACAACCAGTTGGCCATCAACGCCGGTTGGGATGAGAAGTTGCTCAAGATCGAGCTGGGCGACCTGAACATCATGGGCTTCGACCTTAGCCTGATCGGTTTTGGCGACGAGCTTGATGATCTGCTTGACGAAGAGGGTGGTGACGATGGGAAAGACCCCGAGGATGCGCCACCGCTCGCCGAGGATGCGCTGACGGTGGTGGGCGATGTCTGGGTGCTTGGTCCGCACAAGGTGTGCTGCTGCGATTCGACGCAAGCGGTGGCGTGGGAGTTGCTCATGGGCACCGAGAAAGCCGATTGTGTATTTACGGACCCGCCGTACAACGTGGCCATCGGCAAGAAGAATGAGAGCTTCGATAAGATTGGCAAAGGAAACAAGGGAAAGACGGGCGGCATTGAGAACGACGACATGAGCCCGGAAGAGTTCCAGACCCTGCTCAATGGCGCTATGACGTGCTTGAACGGCGTCATGAAGGCCGGCGCGGCAATTTACGTGTCTTACCCAGACCGCGAGTCTCTGGCCTTCCACACGGCCTTTGCAGCGGCCGAATTCAAGCTGTCTGGCGTGATCGTCTGGAAGAAGAACCGTTTTGTACTGGGCCGGACTGATTACCAGAACATTCACGAGCCGATCATCTACGGCTGGAAGCCGGGAAGTAAACACCGCTGGTATGGCGGCAGGAAGCAGGTGACTGTGCAAGAGGCCGGCCCCGGTGAGCCGTTCAAGCAGCTGGATGACGGTCGCTGGGCGGTCGAGGTTGGCGATACCGTGATGTACCTGAGCGGTGACGTGCAGATCGAGCAGAGCCCGGCATCGGTCGTCCACTGCGATGCGCCCAACAAATCCGGCAGCCACCCAACGATGAAGCCGGTTGCCTTGGTCGAAAAGCTCCTCAAGAGCAACGCCAGGCGCGGCGACCTAGTGGTCGATGCCTTTGGCGGGTCGGGCTCCACGTTGATTGCGGCCGATCGGTTGGGGATGTCTGCCCGCCTGATGGAGCTGGATCCGGCGTACGTCGATGTCATCGTAAAACGGTGGCAGGACTTCACCGGGCGTCGCGCCGTCCACGCCGAAACCGGTAAGGAATATCCGATTGCTCCCGGGGAGGTTGCTTGATCACCTTCACTATTTGCCCAAAAACGGCTGAAATCAAAACAGACTTCGACCACGATCATGATTTCCTGACCAGCGACGACCTGGTCCAGGCGCTGCAGTTTGCCTATTTGGTCGGGGTGTCCGAGGGCATCCGGTCGCTGACCAATGCCATGCGTGAGCAGGACGTTGTGAAAGCGATGGCCTCTGTATCGGCGTGGCATGAGTCCGTTTGCCATCGCGTTAGCGGCGGGGCGGTGATTTGAGATGGCGTATTCAGATAAAGACTGGGATGCAGTTAAAGCGCTCTATGAGCGCGGACTGTCTTTGTCCGAAATCGTAGAACGTGATGAGGTGCCGATTAAGAGCCGTGGCTCAATTTCAAAGCGCGCCAAGGCCGAAGGATGGGAACACGGCAAAAAGAAACAGGATGTTTCCGAAGAAGTGCAATTAAAACAGCGAGTTGAGGAAATAAGGAAACAGAAGGAAACATTAGACCCAGTAGAAAGGTCGATTCACGACACGCTTGTTTCCGAACGTCTAAAGCTCGAAACGTTTTTCCGAAATGCCAGCGTGCTGGTTGCCAAGACCGTGACGTCGAAACTACAGAAAGAATCGGCCGATGCATCGTTCCAAGACCTGAACGCCGCTTCCAGTGCGCTGACCAAGGCGCAGGAGAACGTGCTCGGCAAACAGCCGGAAACCGTCATCAACAACGCCAACACTATGCAAACGGCCATTGCTATTGATCGGTCTCCGGAGCGGGTAAAAGAAATCAGGGAAATGCTTGATGCAGCCATCGGACGACGCTGACTTTAAGCAGTTCCTGTATGTTGCGCTGCTGACAGAATTCAAGGCGTTTATCGGCTACTTCTACCGGATCCAGTACGGCAGGGAGTTTGTCTTTGTCGAGTTTCACGACCAGATCATCCGCGCCCTAATTCGCGTTGTGACGGGCGAGACTCGGCGTCTGATCATTAACATCCCGCCCCGGTTCGGCAAAACGGAGCTGGCTGTAAAAATGTTTGTGGCGTGGTGTCTGGCCAATAACCCAGCGGCCAAGTTCATCCACTTGTCGTACTCCGATGACTTGGCGCTGGATAACTCATCGGCAATCCGTGACCTGGTTAAGACCGACGCATACCAAGAACTGTTCCCGACGCCACTAAAGGCCGACTCTGACTCCAAGAAGAAATGGTATACGCAGGCCGGCGGCGGGTTATATGCCACATCGGCCGGTGGTGCCATTACCGGTTTTGGTGCTGGCGCCATGCGCCGGGACTATTCGGGCAACGGGAGCCCGGCAGACGGGTTTGCTGGTTGCATCATCATCGATGACCCGGTGAAGCCGGATGACGCTTTTTCGGACGTCATGCGTGACCGCATTAACCGGCGCTTTAACAACACCATCGCATCGCGGGTTAACAGCCAAGAGACCCCGATCATCGTCATCATGCAGCGCCTGCATGAGGCTGATATGTCCGGCTTCCTGCTTGATGGCGGCTCTGGCGAAGACTGGGAGCATCTGTGTATTGCCGTCATTGACGAGGACGGCGAATCGATTTGGCCGGAAAAGGTGCCGACTGAGCGCCTGCGTGTGATGGAAGAGGCTGATTCCTATACGTTTGCCGGCCAGTACATGCAGCGCCCGTCACCGCTTGGCGGCGGCATCATCAAGCCAGACAACATGCAGGTCGTTGAAGCGATTCCACACGGGCCTATTGAATGGGTGCGCGGCTGGGATTTGGCCGCTTCCGTCACCGGCGACTGGACCGCTGGCGGGAAGATTGGTCGCCTACAGGATGGGCGCTTTATCATTGCCGATATGGTGCGGCTGCGCGCAGGCCCAGATGACCGAGACAAGGCGCTACTTAATACTGCGGCGCGCGATGGCGTGGACGTGACAATCTCAATCCCGCAAGACCCTGGGCAAGCTGGTAAATCGCAGGTGGCCTACCTTGCCCGCCAAATGGCTGGCTATTACATCAAGTCCAGCCCTGAAACTGGCGACAAAGTTGTGCGCGCTGCCCCGTTGGCGGCGCAGATCAATGTCGGCAACGTGCTGATGCTTCGCGCCGAATGGAATTCAGCTCTCATGGCAGAAATGCGCGTTTTCCCGAACGGCAAAAACGATGATCAGGTTGACGGGCTATCGCGCGGCTTTGCCGAACTGATTGGTCGATACCCGTCAGAAATCTTTTTTGCTAGCGACGACAACGGCCTCAATGCCCGTCAGAAAACAGCGGCAGCGGCAATGCCAGGCTTACCTAACGGTGTCATTGATGCGCTGGCCGGTGCTCCGGATGGCGAGGTGTGCGGACGCTGCGCTTCTTTTGATGCTGACGCCGGTTCTTGCCGGGAACGTGGGTTTCTGGTCCGTCCCGGCGAACCAGGTTGCCACTTGTTCCTTGCTGCAACCCAGGCTTGATTGGCGCAAGCTACGCCAATTTTTGCCCAAAAAACGCCTCATGTTTAAAATTGGCTTCGACCAGCGCCTGCGCCATTGGCGGGCAGACGCTATTGCCGCACATGCGGACCTGGGCGGTCTTGGTCAGCTTCTGTTTGCTGCCGTCTGGAAGTAGGCCGTAATCGATGATGTAGGATTCTGGAAATCCTTGAGCCCTAAATAGTTCGCGTGGCTGCAGCATCCGCATCCCGATGTCCGCAATGGCATAGGTATGCCCCTTAACCACTGCCAATCCATACCGGTCTTTCGTGGTGACGGTGTGCATCGGCTCGTCAATTCGCGGGTCTTGGTCGGTGCCGTAATACTTGACCAGAAAAGCTCTGACTTCCGCAAAGTGAGTGCCTTGTGCGCTGATGGTTCGCAACGGCTCATTATTGTCTTGCCCGATGTTGTCGCCCCGCATCTTGATCAGATTGCTGGTGACCAGTGCGGCGGTAGCGCCGCTGGCGGTAATTGTGTTCAACGGCACCTGCGCATCGCGGATGCCGTGGCTGAACCGTTTGCCACCGTCTTTGCCTTCGCCGTGGCCCATGTGGATCAGGTTCGCCGTTACGAGGCTATGGTGGTCGGCCGATGTGACGGTATGTAGTGGGTCGCGATCAACCGGGTAGCCGACTACGCCGCCGTAGTGCTTAGCCAGAAACGCGGTTACTAACGCATGGTGCCCGCCGGTGGTTATGGTGCGCACCGGTTCATTGATCCCCGCCCAAGAATGGCCGGTGGCGTTGGTCATGATAAACGGTTTGGCGGCATTGATGACGTAGCGCACCAGACCTTTGGCGATACGTCGGCAGGTCGCGTCAGCAAGCGGCTTCTTCCGCTCAAAAATGGACGGGCACGTCAACTGCCAGTCAATACACTCAGCAGCGGTGCGCCACGGTAAAAGGCGCTTTGCCTTGAAACTGGGCTGGCCTGGGTCTCCATGCGTGGGCGCTGGCCAGACAATCGGCCGCCCATCTCGGCGGGCGATCAGAAACAGGCGCTTGCGAATCGTCGGGGCCCCAAAATCTGAACCGCGAAGTTCCCGCCACTCGACGGCATATCCTTGGCGCTTTAAGGCGGTCACGAACGCATCAAAGGTCTTTCCCTTGCGCTGCGGACATGGGTGCATGTCTCCGTTTTCGTCGCTGACAAGCGGCCCCCATGTCGTGAATTCCTCGACGTTTTCAAGGATGATGACGCGCGGCTTCATAGTGGCCGCCCAACGAACGGCAACCCATGCCAGACCTCGAATCTTCTTCTCAACCGGCTTTCCCCCCTTGGCTTTCGAGAAGTGCTTGCAATCAGGGGAGAGCCAGACCAAACCGACTGGCTGATTGTCTGTGATTTCAACCGGGTTCACGTCCCAGACGGATTCGCAGTAATGGGTCGTCTGAGGGTGATTGATGGCGTGCATTGATAGCGCCTCTGGGTCGTGGTTGATTGCAATATCGACCGGTCGGCCAAGCGCTGCCTCAATGCCAGTTGATGCGCCGCCGCCACCGGCAAAGTTGTCAATCACCAGTTCGCCGTTAAAGGCCAGGTTCTTTTGCCCGGCGTAATAGAGTGTTTTGCTCACGATCAGCCCTTTTGTTTTTTGATGGTTGCTATAAGTATTTGGAGTGCGCGCGAATCCGCCCACTTGATGGCTTCGTTGATGCCTGCCTCAAGTTCAGCGATTTGGCGCTTCAGCTGCTCAATCTCGGCGCATTTGCACGTCTTCATGCGAGCCTCAGGCCTTGCTGGCGCGTCCGGTTTTCTTGGAGCGCGATGTAATCCTGATTCAATTCAGCGCCAAGCCAGTTACGGCCAAGCCTCTGCGCTACACGCGCGGTGGTGCCGCTGCCCATGAATGGATCAAAAACGATGTCGCCTGGGCGGCTGCCAGCCAAAATGCAGGGCTCAACAAGCGCCTCTGGAAACGTGGCAAAGTGCGCTTCCGGGTAAGCTTGTGTGGCAATTGGCCAGACGGTGCGCTTGTTTCGAGTGTTTGAAACATCCGCCTCTTTGGTCTCGCCCTTGCCGCGCCCATCGCGGTGTACGCTGCCATGCGCGCCTTTGCCGGTATCCCAGCCATCAGGCGATTTGACGCGAGACCGTTGCCGTTTATCGGCATCGGTACCGTGACCAAAGCCAACGCCGGTTGGCGTGATGCCCCAGCTTGCCGGTTCGCGAATTGCCTCGTTGTCGTAGTAATAGCGCTCCGATTTAGTCATCAGGAACAAGTATTCGTGCGCTTTGGTAGGCCGATCACGAACGCTTTCCGGCATCGGGTTTGTTTTGCACCAGATAATGTCCGATCGTAGATACCAGCCAGCATCCTGCAACGCGAAAGCCAGCCGCCACGGCTGCCCAACTAGATCCTTCGGCTTTAATCCGGGCTGCGGCATTCGATTAGGCTGAGTCATCGGACCGCGTGCGGCAATCTTGTCGGTACCGCGAATGCCAGACCAGCGTTCGCCTTGCGTGCCGCCGCCGGGTGACGTGTTGACGCTCCCGGCCCCGGTTGCGTAGCAATCCCCCATGTTGAGCCAAAGGGTGCCGTCATCGGCCAGAAGCTCGTAGCAAAGCTCAAAGACGCTGGCCATGTTGGCGATGAATTCATGAATCGTTGGCTCAAGCCCAAGTTGACCGTCAACGCCGTAGTCGCGCAGACCCCAATAAGGTGGTGATGTGACGATGCACTGAACCTTCACGCCCTGATCGATCAACTCGCGCATGACGTTGCGGCAGTCACCGTGTAGGCATTGGTTAATCGGGTGGATCATGACGTCAACCCCCCGGTCATTGCCCGTACTTGCTCGTACCACCTGGACGATTCGGCGTGCGCCTGGTTGCTTCGGTGATAGGCTTCCCACATCCGAAGATTGGCCAGCCGCGCAATATCCATGACGCTTTCTGGCTTAAGGCGTGCGGCGTCCTTGTTCGGCGTAGCGCGGCGGATGCAGTCGATGCGCATCATCTGATCAACAAATCGCGGAAACCCATCTCGGTCTAGCAGCAATACGCCGCTAGCTTTGCTTGGCAGGCAATCAAGAAGCTCTGGTGTCCAAATGTCCTTGGGCATGGCGTAATAGTGCTTCCATACCTTTTGCGGGTGCTCGCGAGGCTCGCGGTCTTTCCATGGGTCGTATTTCGATACGTCTTGCCCTTTGGCTTCGCGCTCCTGCCGCGTCAACGGACGCCACCATTTGTCCTTTTTAGCGTCTGCCTTGAGGTCGGATCGGCTTATTTTCACCTCAATGTCGATGATGCGCAGATCAGTTGTGACCGCCAGAACGTCACACTCGTGCCCGGTCCAGTTGCAGTTATCAACCATGACAACGCATTTGCGCCGCAAGGTCTGTAGGGAAATTGCTCGCGCGATTTCGTGTTCAGACCATGTCATGACGCGATGCCCACCATAATCGACGGCGGGCGCGGCATTTCGATGCCAATCGGACGCCATAAATGCAGGCAGTTCTGGTGGTTATTGACGTATTCAGACTTGGGCGGATGATATTGAACGACGCAGTCGTCGTCGCCCCAGAACAGTGTTTTGATCTGGCACATTTCGCCCCATGTCGGGCAGCGGTCCTTGCGCGACACCGAAACGTGCTCCCACCCCATCTGGTCGCTGGCGATTACCATTACTTTTTGGCCTAGCTTTAGCCTTACTTCAAACGCGCCGTTGTTGCCAAAGTCGGCTGATGACCCCATGGGGCCTGATGTAACTCTGAATTTTTCCGGAACCGTGAACATTACGCGGCCTCCCTAAGGTTAAGGAGGTCCACTTGTATCTGGATCATTTCCGTCTTCGTGTAGTGCTCGATAATGTCGATCGGCGTGGACATGAATATCTTCTTGTTCAGGTCAACGGTCCTGCGGCCAGCCGCCACTTCTTCTTCGGTAACCGGAACGCCGTTCTTGAGCTTGGTCGCCAGCTTGACCAGGGGCGAAGAATCAAAAACGATACCTTCGCCGGCGCAAAGTCTGTCCCAGCAATCAGCCCAACCGAGAATGGCCGGCACAATCTCGCACCACGCACCCCGGTAGTCCTTGTAGTCTCGGAAAACGGGCTCGCCTTTGACGCATTCGATTTCCCCTGACTGAAGTTTGTCAAAGACGTCATAGATCGGCCCGAATACCATATAGACCGCGTCAATACGTGGCAAATTGACTGCTTTGGATATGCGGTTCGGGTTATAACGCCGACGCGGTTTTTTGCTTTTTGGCATAGCTATCTCAGCGTAAAAATGAAGTGCGGGCGGCCGTTGTTCGACGGAATCTTGCCAACGTTGACGCGGCCTTGCTGTTGCAGGATCTTGAGTTTTTCAAGGGCGGATTTACGGTTGACGCCGGTTCGCTGCTGAATGTCCGTCGCGGTGATCGGACCGGTGGCCGCGATCAGTTCGGACATCACAATCTTTATGACGTCTTTGCGTGGGTTATGCGCGGCCTTTGGTGCCGGTCTCTGAACAAGGCTGTGGACTCGCGTCTGCACAGCACCCTCGGGCGGCGTGTACGGTCCGCCGAAGAAAAGCAGGGATACGAAACTCATCTGGAATGTTCCTGATAGATCCCATCGCCCGGGTGACAAATGGCATGGCGTCTTTGCAGATGTAGCCATCGCCGTCTTTGTCGATTTCAATCATGGACAGGGCGTGGAATGCGTTTTCCAATGCTTGCCGCTGCGTCTCGATGAGGTAGTTATCCACCGGGCTACGCCAGCGGATGCCAAATACCGCCGAGACTTTTGGCAGGCGGTCTTTAATGGATTTTTGCAAGCGCGATGCCCGTATGAGCGCGTTGAGTTTGATCATGATGAGTACCGGAATTGATTAAAATTTTTCGACCGGCGCGCTATCGCACGCCGGATCAGAACACACGAATCAGGAAGCAGGTTTCAACTTCTTCAAAGCCGGGCGAAACCCGAAGTAGTGGTTGGAGACGGAACGGGCGTAGGACAAGTTCAGGGCAAACACCCCATTCACCGCCGCGCTGGCCCAATCGCCACCCCGGAACGGGACGGATCCATTGCGGCCGAGGAATGTTGTGATAAACCCCATGCCCTTTTTTTCGCTTGGGTAAGGCGCCGTCTTAAATGATGGAGACGAATGATCCTTAGGGCCTGTCAATACGCCGTCTTTGTCGCCATCGAGGTCATCAAATACCCATTGCCAAACATTCCCGTTTAGGTCGCAAATGCGTTCGCCGTTCGACAGCGTCAGCCAGCGGCGCTCTTTCTCATCGGGGGAAACGTAGTTTCCTGGCTGAGGGCTCATTACCGTGCCATAACGCAACCCTCGGAACAGCTTTCCTTTGCCAACCTCGCCTTTTGTCCAGTTGCATGGCTGATTGACGACGTCCCATGCAAGGGCCAGCCACTGGGTTTCGGTGACCATGTCAAAACCGGAGTCTGCGCAAGCCTGGCGCGCCTCATCATAAGTAATACGTGTCCACGGAATACCTGCTTCATTAGAAGCAACCTTGCCATCAGCGCTTTTGCTGGCGGCAAATTGACCAACCTGAAACGAGGGGACAATAAGCCCGCAGGGCAGTTTCGTCTCGGGGACGGTGATAAAGGCGTTTTCCAGCATCTCTTGCTCTCCTTGTCTTACACCAAACGGTGTATATGGAATGTACAGGATTACACCAGACGGTGCAACATAAAATTATGTGAATTTGTAAAAAAAGCGGCGGGCGTAATGCGCGATTCTCAGATCGCGATCAGTCGTGATTCATAAAATTGGCTCTATGAGCCAAACTACTGCCCAGATCGCTTTCGACCCGAACGCTTCGCCTGAAGAGCGCTTTGATGCTCAGGCCGAGTTGCAGAAGTCGCACACCAATCTTGCCGGATTGCTGCCGTCGGCCGAGGTGCAGCCGGTAATCGATTACATCCTCAACGATCTACGCGATCAAGAGATGATGGCGAAAGCCGGTGGCGGTGTCGTTGTGCCGTTCCCGTCGAAGAATGCGGGCAAGAAGGGGATGCAGTCGGTTGTAGTGGACGATCTGCAAATTTCCATCATGGGCGACTACATCGAGCGCCCGGGTCTGCTGGATTTCCGCGCCCAACGCTCGCTAGTTGACCAGACGCCGGTGCTGTCTGCCGTCATGCTGACGCGCATTCGCCAGGTGCAGGCATTCTGCCGCCGTCAAGAATCAGGCCACGGTGTTGGTTTTACGGTACGCCACGCTGACTTGACCCATCAGCTAAGCCAGAGCGAGCGCGAAACAACCGAGTTGATGAATCGGTTTTTTGTGAATTGCGGGTGGGAATTCAACCCGCGCCGCCGTAAGCGCATGGGGCGCGACTCGCTGCGGCAATTCATGGCAAAGAGCGTGCGTGACTCGCTTAGCATGGATTCTGCCCCCATTGAGACGGAATTCAAGAAGAATCGGGCGCTGGGCATTGATGGCTTTTACGCTGTGGATGGTTCTACCATCCGCTTGTGTAGCGAAGATGGTTATAAGGGCGACGACGAGATTTTTGCACTACAGGTGGTGCAAGGCCAGATTCGTACGGCCTACGACTACAACAGCCTGATCTATGAGCCGCGCAACCCGCGTGCCGACGTACTGACGGCCGGTTATGGACTGTCCGAGACCGAACTACTGATCAAGGTAGTGACCGGCTTTCTGAACGCCATGACGCTCAATATCCGAGGTTTCTCGGATAACGCCATTCCGAAGGGCGTGCTGCACTTGAGCGGCAACTATGGCGAAGCCGATTTGAATGCCTTCAAGCGCTACTGGAACGCCATGGTCAAAGGCGTCAATAACACCTGGGCGGTGCCAGTGCTGGTATCCAAAGACCAGGACTCGCGCGCCACGTTTGAGAACTTCAACATCGACTTCAATGAGATGTACTTCTCGAAGTGGATGACGTTCCTGACGAGCATTATTTGTGCCGTCTATGGCATTGCGCCAGACGAAATCAACTTTGAATCTTTCTCGGCGTCACGCTCATCGTTGTCCGGATCGGATACGGCCGAACGTCTGGCAGACTCCAAAGACAAGGGCTTGCGCCCGCTGCTCAGCTACTACGAATCCCTGTTTTCGGACTACATTCTGGCCGAGTTTGGTGATTCCTACGTGTTCCGCTGGACCGGCATCGACGAGGATGATCAGGACAAGCGCCACGAACTGAAGAAGTTGACGCTTAACGTCAACGAGGTGCGCGCCGAACAAGGTTACGAGCCAATCACAGAAGAGTGGGGCGCTGCCCCGCTCAATCCGTCGCTGATCGGCGCATGGCAAAACAGCCTGCAACAGAAACAGCAGGG